CTCGATTCGGCGATTTCGCGAGAGATAATCGAAGAAAAACCGCGTATCTACGGCATTTTCCGAGATAATTGGAGTTAACCGGAATTGTCAAAAGTTTTTCGAGAAATTCGCACAATTCCTTGACAATTTAGAATTTTCAGACTATTATAAGAGAGGAGTATTATGGCTAAAAGCAAGCAAACTAATTATATCCTGACATATTATCAGCAGATCGAGAACGGATCTGTCTGTGTCGGGAAGTACATTGAAAAGATTTACAAATATTTGGTTTCAGGGCTCGAAAAGAAGGAGTTCTTTTTCGACCAGAAGAAAGCCGGAGACGCGATCGACTGGATCGAGACTCACACATTCCATACAGAAGGAGATCTCGCGACAAAGCCCTTCAAATTGGAGTTATGGGAAAAGGCTATGATCTCGGCGATGTTCGGAATCGTTGATGAGAATGGCAAGCGAACATTCAGGGAAGTCGTACTCATTATCGGGAGAAAAAACGGGAAGAGCTTACTCGCGGCGGCAATTGCCCGTTATATCTGGTTGAGCGGGGTTGGCGGATTCGGAACAAAGATTTTCAACATCGCGCCGAAACTCGACCAGGCGAATATCATCTACAACAATATTTGGATGATGACACTTCTGGATCCGGAATATCAGAAGATGAAAGAAGTGGCTTCTGAAAAAGATATGCACAATAAGAAGGTCAATGATGATTCCCTTCTGCCGCGGCACAGGATGACGGACCTTTATGTTGTCGGAACAAACTCCACTGTGCAGAAAATAGCTTTTTCAGCCAAGAAGTCCGATGGCTTCAATCCTTCGCTCTGCATCTGTGATGAGATAGCAGCTTGGGAAGGTGACGCGGGCCTGAAACAATACGAGGTTATGAAGTCCGGTATGGGAGCAAGATCGGAAGCGATACTCCTGTCTTGCACAACATCCGGTTATGTCAATGACTCGATATATGATGAGCTCCTGAAGCGGTGTTCGAGATTCCTGATGGGCGATTCGGGAGAAAAGAAACTTCTTCCGTTTCTGTATATGATCGATGATCCCGCAAAGTGGAACGACATCAACGAGCTTCGGAAGAGCAATCCAAATCTCGGCGTATCGATCTCGGTCGATTTTATGCTCGAAGAGATAGCCATTGCAGAAGGATCTCTTTCTAAGAAAGCGGAGTTCATCACAAAGTATTGCAATCTGAAGCAGAACAGCTCTCTTGCGTGGCTCGATTCCGAGACAGTCAGGAAATGCTTCGGAAAGACGCTTGATATGAATGATTTCCGGTCAACGTATGCAGTCGCCGGAATTGACTTGTCACAGACCACTGACTTAACGGCGGCGGTCGTCCTGATTGAAAAGGATGGCGAAATATACGTTTTTTCGAAAGCGTGGCTGCCGGCAGAAAAGATTGACGATGCCATTGCAAGGGATGCGCTTCCGTATAAGCAATACATCGCGAACGGCTGGCTTGAGTTATCCGGAGAAAACTTTATCGATTATCGGGATTGCTTCAACTGGTTCCGAATGCTCGTGGAGGAATACGAGATTTTGCCGATAATGGTCGGATATGACCGATATAGTGCTCAATATCTCATTCAGGATATGGAGACATACGGTTTCAAGACCGATGATGTGTACCAGGGAGATAACCTTTGGGGCGTGCTCCAGGAAATGGAAGGACTCCTGAAGGATGGAAAGGTCCATTGCGGCGACAATGATCTGATGAAAGTTCATCTTCTCAATTCCGCTATCAAGATGAGCGCGGAGCGTGGAAGGGGACGACTGGTCAAGATCAGGCCGACAATGCATATAGATTTGGTTGCAGCTTTAGCTGATGCGTTCTGTGTAAGGCAGAAGCATTACAACGAAATAGGGGATCAGCTTCAAAATAGGGGATAATGAAGAAAAATGGGTTTATTTGATGTCATCTTCGGCAACAGGCCGAAAGAAAAGGGGAAGTATCAGGGCACATTCAAGATGTTGAATGGATATACTCCTCATTTCACTTCATTCAACGGATCTATTTACGAGTCGCAGCTTATTCGATCGGCGATCAACGCCAGGGCGACACATATCGCGAAGTTAAAGGTCGAGATCAATGGCTCGGCAAGGCCCACGCTTCGGACGAAGCTTCAGCACGCACCGAATCAGTTTCAGACTTGGTATCAGTTCATGTATAGGCTTTCAACGATCCTTGACATCCACAACACGGCTTTCATTTGTCCGGTATATGACCAATTTGGTGAATGTTCGGGTATCATCTGCCCGCTGCCCGCCAGATGTGAAGTTATTTCCTTTGATAATGTTCCCTATCTTCGATATGAGTTCTCGAACGGTCAAAGGGCAGCCATTGAACTTGATGCCTGTGGGATAATGACCAAATTCCAATATCGTGATGACCTTTTCGGCGAAAGCAACAGGGCATTGTTCCCGACAATAGATCTGATTGACATTCAAAATCAGGGAATCAAAGAAGGTGTCAAGAGCGCCGCAACATATAGGTTCTATGCGCAAGTGAATAATTTCACAAAAGCCGATGATCTGGCAAAGGAAAGAAAGCGCTTCACGGAAGAAAACTTTTCGAAAGATGCAGAAGGCGGCGGGCTTCTTCTTTTCCCGAATACATATACCAACATCAATCAAGTCAAAGCCGATCCGTGGGTTATTGATGCGGATGAAGAAAAGATAATCAAGGCAAATGTCTTTGATTACTTCAATGTAAATGAAGAAATGCTTCAATCAATGGCATTTGGTGACAAGTGGACAGCCATATATGAAGGCGTGTGTGAACCTTTTGCCATTCAGTTCTCGGAAGTGGTCACGAAAATGCTGTTTACATTAAGAGAACAGACACAAGGCAATTATGTGATGGCAACCGCGAACAGACTTCAATATATGTCCAACAAAGAAAAGCTGGATGTTTCTTCACAGCTTGCCGACAGGGGCATTCTGAACAGGGATGAAGTGCGTGAGATATGGAATCTGCCGCCATTACCGGACGGCGAAGGCGAAGAATATATCATTCGCGGTGAATATTGGAACGCGAACGAAAAGATAAATGAAGGGGGAAACAACGATGAAGAATAAAGAAATAAGGGCTTTCAATTTTGAAGTTCGGGCAGACCAGAATGAAGATCACGGGCATTTTCTTTCCGGGCGTCCGATTGTGTACGATGCCCGCACGGATCTGGGCTGGTGTGACGAGATAATCGAAAAAGGCGCACTTGACGGCGCCGATCTGAAGGATGTTCGATTCCTTATCAATCACAACACCGATATGATCCCGCTGGCAAGAAGCCGTAACAACAACGAGAACAGCACAATGCAGATGAGTGTTGACGAAGAGGGCATGACAATCCGCGTTGACCTTGACACGGAGAACAATGCCGAGGCAAAGAGCCTATATTCAGCGGTTGAGAGGGGCGATCTTGACGGAATGTCCTTTATGTTCACCGTTGATGCGGATAAATGGGAAGATATCGAGTCTGAACATCCTGTGAGAACGATAACCCAGCTGGGTCGTATCTTTGAGGTGTCAGTCGTGACGTTTCCCGCATACGAACAGACATCCATCACGGCGAGGGGCTTGTCGGATGCGTTGGAGAGCGCAAAGGAATCATTGGAGAATGAGAGAGCCGCAAGGAGAGCGATCGAAGTTCAGAAACAACGAATCAGAATCATGAAAGGGGTTTAATCATGGAAATCAGAGAAATGACGATCGAACAGATCGAAGAACGCAAGTCAGCAATTGTTGCTGAACTTGACAATGACGGCGCTGATCTCAATGCCCTTGAAGAAGAAATGAGATCACTTAACGCTGAAATCGAAGCCCGCAAGGCAGCTGAAGCCCAGAAGGCAGAGATAAGAAGCGCAATTGCAGCCGGCGAAGTCGGTGAAGTTGTAAAAACTATAAAAGAGGAGAGAGCAGAAATGAAGACAAACGAAGAGATCAGGGCATCAAAAGAATATGTTGATGCATTTGCTCGTTACATTGTTAGCGAGAACGATTCAGAAGTTAGAAGCCTTCTGACCACACAGGTCAGCGGTTCTGTTCCTGTTCCGTCATTTGTTGACGAGATCATCAGAACTGCATGGGAAAAGGATGACATCCTTTCCAGAGTTAAAAAGACCAATATCAAAGGCAATCTGAAGGTTGCTTTCGAACTTTCGGCTGATGGTGCATACGTTCACACAGAGGGAACAACAGCACCGACAGAGGAAAGTCTGACACTTGGCGTTGTTGAAATGATCCCCAGAAACATCAAGAAATGGATCACCGTATCAGATGAAGCCATTGCAATGGGCGGGGAAGCACTTGTTCGTTATATCTATGACGAATTAACGCATCAGATCGTGAAGAAGCTTGCAGACCTTATCGTCAATGATATCAAGTCAGCTTCAACAGCTACCACAAGCGCAGCGGGCGCAGCAGCTGTTACACTTCAGCCTTCGGTTACAACGATAGCAAAGGCATTTGCCAATCTTTCGGACGAAGCCGTTGACAACGTAATCATAATGAACAAGCTTACATATGCAAACTTTGTTGCCGCACAGGCAGCCGGAAACTTTGCATTTGATCCGTTCATGAATATGCCTGTTCTGTTCAACAACAGCCTTCCGGCATATGACACGGCATCAGCTAATGCAGTTTATGCAATAGTTGGTGACCTTAACGGCGCACAGATCAACTATCCCGAAGGCGAAGGCATTGTGCTGAAGTATGATGACCTTTCCCAGAGTGAGAAGGATCTTGTCAAGATCGTTGGTAGACAGTACGTTGCACACGCTCTTACGGCTTCCGGGCGTTTCTGCAACATCAAGAAGCCTTCTGGCGCAACAACGTAATATATGAAAATACGTTTGACACGCGATAGCAGAATAAATCACGCGGCGGGGGAAATAGTTGATGTTTCTCCCGCAACAGCGGATTTCCTGTTGTCGGTCGGTTCGGCTGAACTTCTGGCTGAAACGGCAACAAAAGAGGTCAAAGCGGTCGCAGAAAAAGCCGTAAAAGCACCAACAGCGACAGCAAAGACCACAACAAGGACGAAAAAGAAATGAAGCTGTTGATTGCCATTCCCGCGCACGATTATATGCATATGGACTTTGTGAAAAGCCTTCTGGCTTTAACAAGGCGGCTGGATGAAGACGGAATAGAATATGAAGTCGATATTCACGGCGGCACACTTGTATATCACGCAAGGGATGCATTGGCAACAAAAGCCATTGAAGAAGGTTTTTCCGATGTTCTGTGGCTTGATGCCGATATGGTATTCACGGACAACATTGTTGATGATCTTCAATTTTGCGGTAAACCTTTTGTGACAGGTATATGTCACGGAAGAAGACCGCCACACAAATCGTGCTTGTTCACGGAGATACATCCGGGGGTTGACAGGTTCAAAGAATATCCGAATGCACCGTTCAAGGTTGCGGGATGCGGCTTTGGATGCGTTCTCATCAAAACGGACATTCTGAAAGCGGTCAAAGACAGGCACGGAACGTGTTTTTTCCCGACACGGGAACTTGGTGAAGATCTGGCATTCTGCCGAAGGGCAACAGAAGGCGGCTGGGAGATATGGGCAGAGCCTTCCGTCCGGTTAGGTCATATCGGACATATCGCAATATATCCCGAATATCGGGAACAGTACGAAAACAGCTTCGAAAATCCAGAGGTAGTGAAAAATGCTTGATAAAGTAAAACTTGCACTTCTTATTTCAACAAATGACTTTGATTCAGAACTGACCGATCTGATCGGGGCAGCGTTCATTGACTTGAACATTGGTGACGTAGATCCCGACAAGACCGTTTCAACAACAACAGATCCCGCGATCATCCGGGCTGTGTGTTGCTATTGCGGTTATCAGTTTGAATTGCTTCACGGGTCAATAGAGCGTTCGAATGCGTTCAAGAAGTCATATGACGAACAGAAGGCGCAAATGAGCATGAATTCTGGGTACACAGTATGGAGTGAACAAGGATGAATCAAGCATACAAGATTTCACTAATACAAAAAACATATGCAACAAACAACATCGGTGTTCCTGTTGCAACCGAAACGAAGAAGGCGGTCTTTGCCGTTAAATCATCAATAAGTCAATCCGAATATTATCAAGCCGGCATGGTCGGGCTTCAGCCTACTGCATCGTATGCGGTCAGAGCAACCGAATATTCCGGGGAAGATGAACTTGAAGACGGAACGGAAAGATTGACCATATACCGGACGTACAACAGGGCGGATGGTCGCACAGAATTATACGCAACGAAACGGAAGGGGTCAAAATGACACTTGCAGAATTGAAAACAGCCCTTGAAGGCGTGAACAGCAATGCATTTGTCGGCAAAGTCGCATATCGGGCATTCCCGATAGGTGCAGCGCCGTCACTTCCGTTTATTTGTTTCAAGGAAATTGAATCCAACAACTTTGTTGCGGATTGTCAAGTCTACCACAAGATAACAGAAGTAGACATTGAACTGTATAGCGACCAAAAAGACACCGTATCAGAAGAAGGCATTGAATCAATGCTTAATAATAAAAAGATCATCTGGGATAAGTCCGAATACTATATTGATTCGGAAAATATGCTTCAAATTGTCTATGGGATAGAGATATGAGCCAAACAGTTAAACCGGATAACCTTGCCCAAGCAATAGTGCAAGCGCTTGATGAATTTAAGGATGTGACGGAAGAAGCGTTGAAGGCTGGCATTACCGAAACGGCAAAAAAGACCGAATCAGAACTTCAGATGGTAGCGCCGCCAGATGGTGCGCCAATATATAAATCGTGGTCAGCATATCTGGCTGATTGGACGGCAAGAAAAACAATGAAAACGAAAAAAAGTGTTTTTTCTTCACTAGTCTATAACAAGAATCATTATCAGCTGGCGCACTTGCTTGAAAACGGTCACGCATTATGGCAAGGCGGCGAAGCAAGACCATTTGAACACATAGCACCAATAGCAGAAAGAGCAGAAGATGATCTTTTAAAAAACATCAAGAATCATTTGAAGGGAGATTAAAAGATGGCTAATAAGATCAAATATGGTTTAAGCCGCGTCTATTATGCAAAAGCAACAATAGACACATCAACAGGCACAGCAACATATGCAACACCTGTTGCAATTCCCGGCGCGGTTTCACTATCAATGGATCCGTCCGGAGAACAGAACAAGTTTTACGCTGACAACATCGCATATGCGACATTTGCGGCAAATGCGGGATATGAAGGTTCACTTGAAGTGGCTGTTATTCCCGACAGCTTCAGAAAAGACATTCTGGGCGAAGTAGTTGATGCAGATTCCGACATCCAGCTTGAAAAAGCAGCTGCAACGGCACAGCCCTTTGCGCTTCTTTTCCAGTTTGAAGGGGATGACACGGCAACAAGGCACGTTCTGTATAACGTAACAGCAAAAAGACCGAATATCGGAAGCAAGACCACAGAAGAAAGCGTTGAAGTTCAGACAGAAACGCTTGACCTTGCTTGTGGCGCAATCTTCAACACGAAGGTTGATGACAACATCGTGAAAGGTAAGATTTCCGACAAGACCAAACAGGCATATACAGATTGGTTCAATTCGGTTCAGCAGCCTTCATCTGGCGGCGCTACAACGTAAAAGAGGTATTTATGACAAAAAATATCACATTAGAGGGCGGCAAGGAATTAAAACTTGCCGCCAATGCTGCAACACCATTCAGATATAAACAGCTTTTCGGTGATGACCTTCTTCGGATATTCCAAGAAAGCACCGAAAACAAGGAAAAGGAAATTACACTTTCGGAAACGGTCACGCAGCTGGCTTTTATTATGAACAGACAGGCTGAAGGCGTGAACATGAACACGCTTTCTATGGATGAGTTTTTCACATGGCTTGAAAACTTTGAGCCGATGGAAATCGTTCTGGTCGGACAGGAGATCATCAACACATACCTGTCCAGCGCACAGACTTCTGTTGTCGCAAAAAAAAAGTAAGACCGACAACAAGGGAAGAAACAACACCATTGGTGATGCTTCGCGCAATTCAGCTGGGTTTTAGGTTGTCAGACCTTGACCAGATAACGATTGGCGAACTTCTGGACGTTTTGATCGAAAACGAAAATGACAGTTATGAATATCCGATAATGGCAACAGATGATGACTTTAGGAGTTTTTAATGGCTACAAAAGTTAAGGGAATCACAATTGAATTATCTGCCGATGCATCCGGCATTGAAAGAGCCTTAAAAGACGTTAACAAAGAACTGAACGCAACACAGAAACAGCTGACAAGTGTTGACAAGGCGCTGAAATTAGATCCGACAAATTTGGAACTGATCGAGCAGAAAGAGCGCCTTCTTGCAAAAGCAACGGAAGAAGCCAGAAAGAAGCTTGAAGCTTTAAAGGAAGCACAGGCGGATGTTGCCCAGAACGGTGGACAAGGGTCAGCGGGATATGATGCTTTGACACGCGAGATTGCCGAAACGCAAGCAAGGCTGACGGGGCTTAACAACGAACAGCGGGCGTTTGGCAGAGAAGCGCAACAGGCAAGGTCAACAGCAACCGGCTTTGGTAGTGCTTTAGCATCCGTTGGAAATGCGGCTGGTGTAGTCGCAGAAAAAACAGCGGGAATATCGGCGGCGGCGGCGGCGGCGCTTGGCGGGATGGCTGCATTGACTATGCAAGCGGCATCACAAGCTGATGATTGGCTGACACTTTCGCAACAGATCGGTGTTTCAGCGTCAACACTTCAGAAGTTTGAATATGCATCATCACAGGTTGATGTTGATATAAATGACATCACGGGCGCAATCACACGAATGGTTGCTAATCTTGATGGCGCAGAAGATACATGGAAAAAAATCGGCGTTCAAGTAAAAAGCGCGAACGGCGAATATAAAAGCACCGAACAAATATTTTTTGAAGTGCTTCGCGGATTGAGCGAGATCGGAAACGAAACGGAACGAGATGAAGCCGCAATGGCTATTTTCGGCAAATCAGCGCGAGAACTTGCCGGGATCATCGATGATGGTGGTCAAAAAATGAAGGCTTTGGGGGCTGAAGCCGAAGACATGGGGCTTATCATTTCTGATGAAAACCTTGAACGGTTAGGTCAGTTTGATGACGCACTTGAAAAGATGAAAGCCCAGATGAAGGCAGCTTTCACATCGGCAGCTGTTCCGGTGCTTGAAGCCATAGCGCCTATGATTCAGCAGATATCAGAAGTAGTTGCGTCTTTGGCGCAGAAGCTTGCCAATATGAATCCGACACTTGTCAAGGTAGTCGGAGTTATTGCCCTTATTGTCATGGCGATTTCACCGGTGGCAAGTTTAATTTCAAATGTGGCAGTTTCAATTCTTGCATTAACAGCCGTAATGCCAGCGGCAATCGCGGGCGTTCAAGCGCTTGGCGCATCGTTGGCAAGTCTGGCGGCAAATCCGGTTACTTGGATAATTGTGGGGATAGTTGTTGCGCTGGCGGCTTTGGCTATTGCAATATATGAAGTCGTTGAGAATTGGGATAGCATAAGTTTAGCTGCTTCGAATGCCATGACAAATGTTAGGGGCGCAGTGTCAAGCGCCGTTTCAGCCGTTCGGAACTTTGCGGATGCATTTGTTGAAGGCTTAACAGGCGTTCCGGGCATCACATCGAGGATCGGAGATGCTTTTCAAGATGTGGTTGGGAAAATCACAAGTGTGATCAACAGAATCAAACAGGCATTCAATAATCTGGTTGAATCAGCCACAAACGCCGGAAAGAATGTTCTGAAAGGCTTCACACAGGGCTTTGAATCAGTAATCAGTTCGGTCACGGCTGCGGTTCAAAAACTTGCACAGAACATAAAAAATGTATGGCAATCAATTCAAGGTGATGCAACATCCGCCGGAAGCCAGACGGCAAGGAATTATGCAAATGCATATAACAGCAATGTTGGCACATTAAGAAGCTTCACGATTCAAAAGCCGACAACATCCGGCGGTTCTTTATACGGTATGAGTACGGACGCATTGACATATGCGGTCAATCAGCTGACAAGCGCAATGAGCAGACAACAGACATCAAGCACGAACGTGAATGTTGAACTTGTCGGAAGTGCAAAGAACATCTTTGATACGGTCAGAGTACAGAACACGAAGCTGAAGACGGCAACAGGATATCACGCATTAGCATAAGGGGCATAATATGGTTTTTAAGATTGGGGCAAACGATTATTCAGATAAAGTCCTTATGGACACATATGAAGTC